CAAATGTTAAAGTCTGTATAGGCAATCACTCAGCCCTACATAAAAGAAAGGCTCAAACAAGCGGATTACCAGACCGATTCATCAAATCGTATGAACAAGCATGGGATGCACCAAAAGGCTGGAAATGGGCCTTAGAATGGGAAATAGATAGTGTTTTATACACTCATGGCACTGGCAGTTCTGGACAGTCTGGTGCAATCAATAGAGCAAGAGATGCTCGTCAATCAACAGTAATAGGTCATGTTCACTCCTTTGGAGGGGTTTTGTACTCTTCTAGTGATAAGGACATGATATTCGGTATGAATGTAGGCTGTGGAATCGATATTGATGCCTACGCAATGGAATACTCAAGACCTTTCCCCAAAAGACCAACATTAGGCTGTGGAGTTGTTTTGGATAACGGAAGAGTTGCTATATTTGTTCCTATGCCATTGGGAAGTAAGATTATTAGGTTACCTAAGAAGTAACATTTAACAAGGGCAGTTTCAACATTTAACAATTAAGTGTGTATTACATTGATAGTCAATGCGATATGCACTTTTTATTTCTAAAATAATTAAATAGTAAATTTGTATGAGTACGGCAGAACAAAAGGAATTGATAGCAAAGTTGATGAAGGAAAGAGATGTGTTAGAAGCTAAGGTTAATGAACTCGCTAAGCAGATTAGGTATTTAGTTTTAAAAACATGATTTATGTTAATGCACATTATACAACTTACTGAGGATGAAGATGATGACTATGATTTTCAAGATAGTGTTGAAGAGTCAGATGCTTACATTAATATTCATCAAGTAGCAAGTATAACCGCAGATGAAGAATGTCCAGATAGATGTTTTGTATATATGTCTAATGAGGATTACTTCTACATAAACGAATCAATGGATAGTTTTATTGCTAGGTATCAAGCAATTCTTTACGGTACAGTTTTAACAAAATTTTATGATAGTTCTAATAAACAGAACTAGAAGATGCTCTCTCATAGGTGTTTTGGTTTGGTTTTGGTAAGGGCCTCCAGGTAAAATCTGGGGGTTTTTTTATATACAAAAAGACCCCACTAAGAATAGCAGGGTCTTACCTTATTTATTTATCTACAAAACACAACATTACTTTTTCTTATACTCAGTTACTGCAAAGGTAACTACTGCAGCAATACAAAGTACATATAATCCTCTAAATGTTATATGCCATAACATTGGGTTCCACTCAGCTACTAAAAATGAGAATGGTACGTATAACATAACCATTAGTGCTAAGAAACCAATCATTGCTTCAAGTATATTTTTCATATTAGAATGGTAGTTTTTCTTTGTTAGCTTCTGGTTTCCATGGGTCAATTTCTACATAGAAATCTGATTCACCAGGATTGTGTGATTTTTTCATCTTAACTAATATGTTTGCCCATCCTTTGTTTTCGGCAGCAAAGTCATTTAGTTTTTGTAGGTCTTGTGGGCCTAATGAGATTTTTCTTAAACTACCGAAAGCTGTTGTAAGCGTAAAGCATCTCCCTAGGTAGAGTTCTTTTGATTTAGACATTTTATTTGGTTTTATTGTTATAAACTATTTTTTCTTTTCTCTATGATTTGCTTGAGTTTCTGTACGTACAAACTTGCATCCATCAGTTCATCTTGCAAGTGATTAAGCCATTGTAACTCTGTTAAATCTTCTCTGTCAAGTGTCGTGTTATACTTCTGTAATCCAGTATGAGCCCTATCCTTGTACTTGTTAACTACATCGTTAACGACACTATCAAAGTGTTCGTTATTCTGCATCTTTTTTATATTTTTTTACTTGAGCTTTAAGTGCTTCTCTCCACTTTAAGTCTACAGAACCATCATCCAAGATATCTTGAATAAGCTGTATTGTCTCGTTAGATACAAACTCTTTAGCCTTTTTAGTAGCCTTAGGAGTTTTCTCTGCTTTGTTTTCTAATTCTAATTCTTCCATAATTTTAATTTTTATCTGCCTTGGCCTCTATATTGTTTAGGCTTTGAGCTGTGTTTGTTATAAGATTTTTTAGCACTACCTCTTTTGCGGCTGCCGAAGTTCACTTTCTGCGAACTCCCAGTCTTTACTTTCGCCATCTTGATTAAATATTTTTACTATAATTTGTTCGTCTCTTAATTGTTGGCATAACATTGCTGTACCTCCGCACATAGCTAGATTGATTAAGAAAGACATCTGTTCTGGTGATGCCTTATCACCGATAGCCTTAATCTCACAAGCCATAAAATGACCATACTTCTTACTATAACCAATGATGTCTGGTACGCCTTTCTTACCTATAAATGCTCTACCTTTTACAGCTAGATTATTATTACGCCATACCTCATTTCCTTTCTCACGTAAATAATCTAACATCATTTTTGTTAAGTCAGAAGCCGTTTTGTATGTTGCCATAAATCAAAATTACAATATATTTATTATATATTAAGCCCATCTAATCATTTCTTCTACTGGTACCTGCACATATTTAACGTTATTTTCAACCTTAGTATTGTTTACTCTAAAGTATCTACGAGCCTTTTTTCGTAGCATTTCAGCCCTCATAAAATAGATTCTGTCTCTAAGGTCAAAGTTTATAGCAAAGAACTCAATTCTTTTATCTGCTATGCCAGATGGTTCATTATCACGTTCATACTCTAACCACATAAACCCATCTAATAGTGCTGTTGGCATCTGAATTACTAGCGTTTTGGTGTTCTTAGCAAATAGTTTAATAGCTTGGTAAGTACCATCTTGGTTACGAGCTTGTTCTATCTCGAACTTACGTCTATTTCTATCTCCTCTTTTATACACAACTATTTATTTATTAGCTTGTAAAACAACCACTTACAACTTTCCCATACCAATATTGCTATTATGTATTTCATAAGTTATAAGTTTTAGAATAATAGTCATCACCATTCTCATATTCAAATATGCCACCATCTCTTTCTCTATCCCATACATTTGCTTCTCCATTGTTAAAAGCATCTCTAATGTCTTTTTTAGATTTAGGCAAATACTTATCTTCAATAAGACTTGCTAGTTGTTCTGGAAGAAATGTTAATGAACGAGTATTATTTACATACTCTAAAAGTTCTTGCATTGCTGTTTTCATATTATTTGTTTTGGTTATAAGTTTGGTTGTAGTATTCTTCTGCGCTAGTAAATTGACCGCTTAAATTTCTTTCATTTTCATCACCTACTCCATTTTCATAAGCATCTATTATCTGCTCTTTTTCTAATTCTTTTGCTTGTCTAAATAGTTCTTGAGTATGATTTGCTCTAAACTCGTAAGGCATTTGTTCAATTAGCCAATCAAGTGCTGTTTTCATAATTTATAATTTATAGTCTACAAATGTCATTGTCTCTGGTAAAAATCTAAGTGGTATATTTTTAGTTGTGCCATGTCTATTCTTCTCTACCTTACAGATAACCAAGTCATTAGTAGCATATTCTGTTCCACCAATTTCTATAGGGTTTGTCATCTCATAGTAGTTAGGCCTCATTAGCATAATAACTGCATCAGCATCCTGCTCAATAGAACCAGATTCTCTAAGGTCAGAAAGCTGTGGCATCTTATCAGCTCGTTCCTCTACTCTACGAGATAATTGAGATAGGGCGATAATCGGTACTTGCAACTCTTTGGCTAAAGATTTAAGGCTTCTGCTTATCAAACTTACTTCCTGCTCTCGGTTTTGGTTTGATTTGCCTTGTCCACTCATAAGCTGTAGATAGTCAATAAAGATTACTTTAATGCCATACTTCTGCTTCATAATGGTTGCCTTTGCTCTAAGTTGTGAAATACTTATACCGCCCATATCTTCTATATGTAGAGGGGATAGTAAAATCTTATCATCAGTTTTTAGTAGTATCTTTCTTTCTGCCTCATTCATATTATTCATTCTAAGGCGTTTTAAGGGTATCATACTGGTTATTGACTCTAACCTTTCAACTAACTGCTCGGAGCTCATTTCGAGGCTAAAAATGGCCGTAGGAACCTTATTTACGATAGTTAGATGGTAGATAGTAGAAAGCATGAAAGCTGTCTTACCCATTCCTGGTCTTGCAGCTATAACCACAAAGTCTGGTCTGCACCATCCTGCTAATGTGTTATTTATCTCCTCAAAACCAGTGTTATAACCTAATAAATCACCATTTTGTGCCTTATCACGTGAGTAGTTTAACGACATAATCACATCATCAATAGTTTTTTCGTGGATATTACCATACTCTTGTAAAGCTATAAGTTTACTATTTACGGTAGAAAGTAAATCTATAGATTGACTATCGTTATCTAAACACTCGTATTCGGTCTGTTTGAATAATAAGAAGGCCTCACGTTTCTTGTACAGTTCTATTACCATCTCAATATGGCTGTTAATATGACCAGCACCAGTAATATTATCAGTTAATTTTGATAGATAAAAAGCTCCACCAAGTTCTTTGAACGCCTCATCACCAGTTAATTTTTGTGCAACGGTATTTAAGTCAACAGAAATGTTATCATCGTACATCTTTTTAACTGCAGCAAAGATTTTTTGGTGTCCTAAATCGTAGAAAATCTCTGTTTTTAGGTGGCCAACAACTAATGGTAATGTTCTTTTATCAAGTAAAATAGCACCAAGTATGCTCTTTTCTAACTCTTTGCTGTTTGGTAGGTTTATTACTTCCATTATATTTTTTCTAATTCTTTTACTATTTCATAATATTCTTGATAACTCATACTATTTGCTAAAGCCATAATATGTAAAACTTTTAATGCGTATGATTTAGCCTCCCATTTTTGATTACTACCATAAGATATTGAATATGAATCAATTAATTCTATTGCGATTTGTTTTGGTGTCATTTTAAACTAATTTTAGTGGTTTGTGTATTTAAATTGGTAGTAAA